CATTCAAACCATTGATTGACATGGTCAAGTGGTTTTTGGATTTAATGGGTTTAACGTCTTTTGCTGCGGATGAGGCACTTGCCAAAACGACAAAGGCACTTGAAGAAGAAAAAGAAAAGCGTCAAGAGGTGCTTGGTGTAATGGACCAAAAGATAGCCTTGTTAGATGCAGAAGGGAAAAGCACTTTAGCGTTAAGAATTGAACGTAATAAATACCTTCAGGAAGAGATTAACAACAACCTCAAATTATTAGAGGTTATGGATAACAACTTCCTAAACCAAACTTCACTATACAAAGAAACGGTTAAAGAAAACAAAGCCAAGGCACAAGAAATAAAAGTCGAAGAGGTTAAACTCAATCAAGAAGTAATTAACGAAGGGCAAAAGGCAGCGGACGCACAAAAGCAATTTTTAGCGGATAGGTTAGCAGCTACACGTTTAGTTCAAGACGTTACCCTTGGCTTAATGCAAGACGGTATTGAAAAGGAACTTAAGGCAAACGAATATAAATATCAAAGACTTCGTGAGGACCTTGCAAAGAACGAAAAGCTAAATAAAGACGAACGCGCAAAACTCAACGCCTTATACACTCAAGAAGCCGAACAAACAGCAAACGCAATAAACAAAAAATACGTTGACGCTGAAGCTAAGAAACAAGCCGAACTAAACAAGGTAATTAAAGACGCTCAACTATTAAGAGCGCAGGAAGAGGAAGATTTCTTCGCACTATACGAACAAAATACACGTAGTCAACAGCAATTAGAAATTGACGCGGTTCGTGAAAAATACTTCAATCTAATTGAGCAAGCTAAACAATACGGCTTAGACGTTCAAGAACTTGAAAAGCAACAAGCGGAAGCAATAGCTAAAATAGAAGATGATGCAGCCGAACAAGCGCGACAAAAACGACTTAAAGAACAAGCCGAAAAAATACAAATTGCGTCCGATTACGCAGGCGCAGTTAACAACTTAGCAGAAACCGCTTTTACTATTTCGGATAGGTTCGGAAAACAAGACGAAGCGAGTAAAGAAAAGCGCGCAAAGCGTCAGTTTCAAATCCAAAAAGCTATGCAGTTAAGTATGGCAATCATTGACGGATTTAAGGCGGCTAACACTTCATTAGCGGCTGCACCTTTAGCTTTTGGAGTTGTTCCAAATCCTATTGGTATTGCTTCACTTGCTTTTGCGGTTACCACTTCACTTGCTAATATTGCTAAAATTGCTTCGACTCAGTACGGAAGCAAAGGCGGTGGAGGTGGCGGTGGCGGTACTCCACCCTCAACTGGTGGGACTCCCGATACTTCAGCGGGTGGGACTCCTTCTTTTAGTCTTTTCGGACAAGGTAATAACATGAATACAACAAGCGCACCAACGGACAAAGAAACAAGTCTAACGGTTAAAGCGGTGGTAGTTGAAAGTGACGTAACAAGTACACAAAATAAGGTTAAGAAAATGCAGGAAAACGCGACACTATGACAAGCTATATAACACTACTTTCAAAAATAGAGCAGTTTTGTAACGCTCACTTGCAAATCAAAAAGTACGGGGGTGAGTTTCGTGAACAGATGCCGAACTTCAGTACTAAAGATGAGAAGTACCCGGTTGTTTTCGTTGAGCCTTTGAGCGACTTGGAGGACTTAAACACGAACCAATTTTCGATTAACGTTTATTGCGTTGACATTATACAAAAAGACCGCGCCAATTTAAACACTATTCTAAGCGACTGCCAACTCATATTGAAAGATATGTATGTTTATTATATAAACGACATGGATGCGCAGTTAGATGTAGTGGGAACGGCTACAATGACACCGTTAAATAACTACGATTTAGATTACGTCGCTGGGTGGGTAATGGGTATTACTTTCGAGGTTTCTACTTATGGACCTTGTGAAATACCAATGAACCCAATAACGCCCGTTGAGGTTGAATGTTTACCAGCTAACTACTTGGTCGAATACGAAAACGGAACTGACATACAAAGCGGAACAATACCAAGCGGTGGAAGTTTAACAATTCAAGTACCCGACCCTGCGGTTTGTGAACCTGCAATTGCTCAACTTGTAAACACGAACGACTTACTTTTATTAACCGAGTCAATTGATTGCGGAACAACCGAACAAATAATTGCACCCGACGGTATAGTCCACCTGAAAAAAGAAAACGACGGTACAATAACAAACGTAACTACACCAAGCGGTGAAACAACTCTTTATGTAGTACAAAACAATGACATCACGGTTAACCAAGCGAACCCGTTTGAGATACACGCAACCGACCCGTTAAACATTCGCCTACATAACCAAAGCGGTAACGACATAACACCTCAATCGGTAGTTTACCAAGGCAACTCAAACCACGTTACAATCACGGTTGACACGGCTTCATTTGTACCCGTTGGTGCTACTATACCAAAGACGGGACAAACGACCTCATACGCTACGGGTGACGATGGCGCAACGCAACGCGGACGGCTTACTAACTTCACGACTTTAGCGTCTAATAATCCTTTCGGAAACACGAACCGATTTACAAGTAAGACGGGAACTCAGACCTACACAAACTCGGTTGCTATTGATTGGACTACATACAACGGGACTACGGTTTTAGCTTACTATTTCGGTGATGCAACTACACGACCGTGGACTACTCAACTAACTCAATACACCTCAAGTACTATTGACGGCTTAACGGGTTGGGACTTGTTTAACATTAACGAAGCGGTTAATATAATGAACTTTAGTTTTCCGGGTGGATTTCTTTACAATTACGCACCTTTTAATTTAACTCGTCGTTATATGTTCGTTTCAACAAACCAAACGGGCACAACGGGAATAAGCACCGAGACCGCAGGACCAAACCCGTTTACAACGGTTGCAAAGTCTTCGTCTTTATGGGGTATATGGGTGCGAGTTTGCACAGTTTCAGGCACTACAATTTCTTAAATATGACTTATCAATTTCCTTTTTTTGAGAATACGATCAGCAACCCTGAAATAACGGTTGTATATATTACCGACGACTTAAGACTAAACGCTTGTCGCGTGGACGTGTTACTTTCAACTCCCGAACAGGATTACGGTGTAAACTTAGACGGGTTTACTTACGTTTCGACCTTCACAAAAGATGAGGTTATTGAATGGACGTTTAACGAACTTACTAAGTACGAAATATGAAGTATTTAATTACGTTACTTGTTGCGGTTTATTCGTTCTTTGCGCCTATTCAAGTTATCTTATTAGTTATTGGATTGGCTATTTTCTTAGATACGTTTGTCGCGGTCCGTTTGACTACTGAAAAATTTAGCAGTCGAAGATTAAGACAAGGGTTAGTAGGTAAAATGATCACGTACCAAAGCGCGGTTATATTATTTTTCCTTATTGATTACGCAATGGTTAACGACATGGTTAAAACGGTCTTTTCGGTGGATTATACTTTGACTAAATTGGTTGGATTATTCCTTGCCAGTATTGAAGTGGTAAGTATAGACGAGAAAATCAGAGTAAAATACGGGAACGACAAAGGATTTATTGCACGGTTCAAGTCGTTTATCAAAAAAGCCAAGGCAATCAAAGACGCATTTTAATATGTTTTTGCGTATAATTCTCACAAAATAAACACTTATATATGTTTTTGCGTATAATTTTAATACTTTGCTTAACGTCTTGTTCGGTTAATTACCACCTCAACAAAGCAATTAAAAAGGGTTATCGGTGCGACACCATTAGCGACACAATCCGAGTAGTTAAAGTGGATAGTTTCCTTGTCAAAACTACCGACACGGTATATTGGGAGAAATTTTATAGCTCACATGACACTATTATAAAGCTCAAAGTTTCATACATACCAAAAACACGCTACGAAATTAGATTTGATTACAAGCGTTTTAACGACTCTTTGCGCACGGTTCGACAAATGTATAAGGACAACCTGAGAAATGCGCTTAAATCGCGTGAAAATGACTTAAAAAAGGAACGTATAAGGGAAAAACGTTCGCCACTAAACCAAGTAAAGAACTATTTACTCATTTCGTCGTTTATTCTCTTCCTTATTTTAATGTTTATTCTCTTACGCAAATTCTTATTTTAGCAAAAAAACGATATGAATATAGAAACCTACATTAAATTTATTAAGAAATGGGAAGGCGGTCTTTCAGGTGACCCGTCCGACTCCTGCAGCTCGATGTACTGCCCGACATTATTTAAGGGTAAAATGTACCACACTAACATGGGTATTTGTTACTCAACTTGGGTAGGTATGTTTGGCACTACTAACGACGAACGTTTCTTAAATATGAACTCAGAAGATTGGTTTAAGATATTCAAAAAAGGATATTGGGACAAGTGCAAAGGTGACGAGTTTAAATGTTTCTCAGTTGGGGTTATCGTTTCGGGTATGGCTTGGGGTTCAGGTCAACACCGCGCAATCATTACTTTACAACAAGCGTTAAATAATTTAGGTAAAAACGTAGCCATTGACGGTAAAATCGGACCAATGACTTTGAAGGCTGCGAATGAACTTCATGACCGTATTTTATTCGACGAGTTAATAAGACTTCGGGAGGCTTTCTTTATTGCAATTAGCAAACCCGGAAGTAAAAACTACAAATTTCGCAAAGGTTGGTTAAATAGACTTAGTGATTATTACGATACCTTTCGACCATGACACGCAAAAGACTATTTTTCGACATTGAAACCTCGCCAAATATAGTTATAAGTTGGAGGATAGGGTATAACCTTAATATAAGCCATGACAATATAGTAAAGGAACGTGCTATTATTTGCGTTTGTTGGAAGTGGGAAGGCGAGGATGAGGTACACGCTTTGACATGGGACAAAAAGCAGGACGACAAAAAACTCCTTGAGAAATTTATTAAGGAACTGAATAAAGCCGACGAAATAATCGGGCACAACGGTGATAGGTTCGATATTAAATGGCTACGCACACGCTGCATCTTTCACGACGTTGATATGTTCCCTACCTACCGCACCATAGATACGCTTAAATACGCTAAAAGTGGGTTCTATTTTAATTCTAATAAGTTAGATTATATCAGCAAGTATTTAGGTGTTGGTGCGAAGACGGAAACAGGTGGCTTTGAAACTTGGAAAGCTATTATTTTCGACAAAGATTCCGAAGCACTTCAACGTATGGTTGACTATTGCAAGAATGACGTGGTTATCTTAGAAAAAGTATTCGATAAATTACGCCCTTATTCCAAGCATAAAGTAAATTACTCAACTTTAAGAGGTGGCGAACGCTGGGAATGTCCTAACTGCGGAACTCCTAACGTAAGATTAAGCAAAACTTATACGACATCGGCAGGTACTATTATGCACTCATTGCTTTGTAAAGACGGATGCCGCTCAGCTTACTCAATAAACAATAAAGTTTATATGGATTGGCTCAAGTATAAGATGGAGAACAATATTTAGTATATTTGCGCACACAAGTTTTGTTTTTTTCATAATTAGGTACAAGAAAGGCGGTCTTCGGGTCGCTTTTTTTATGCCCAATTGTCACACATTTCGCCTAAATTCGTGACAAAGTGAAATTTTTTTCGTCCTGAAACCCTTGTAAACATTGACTTTCTGAAAAAAAGTTTACCTAAATGTCAAAAAAATGTTGAGAAGTATTGCGTATTAAAAATAATGCAGTACATTTGTAAGGTCAATAAGGCACAAAACTAAAAACAAAACATCATGAAAGCAATTAACCCATGTTTAATCTCAGACAACAACACGTTCAAATTCAAATCGTTTAAGAGTGAATTTGTAGATCAAATCGACGTATTTCATAAAGGTACTAGAGTAGCAATATTGAACGGAATCGACGGCGCCGCGATGCGTTGGGTTGCTGGTTCCGATAAAATCAGTATTAAGGCTGTTATTCAACTTGAAAAAATGGTTGAACGTTTAGTAAAACAAACGAATAAAACACGCAAATTTTACGTATAAATAAAACGAGGGGCGCGGCTCGATAACGCGCAAATTTTATTTACTCAAAACATCAAATCATGAAAAACTTAATTAACTATTTCACCCCACGCAACGCAGAAGAAAAAAATTCTTTAATCGGTATAGGTTGCGGACTTTTAATCTTAACAGTTGTATTTTATTTTTATTCACTTTAATACTTAAACCATGACAGCTTACGAATACAAACAGCAAGTAATTATTGAGCAGAAACAAGACAAAATTGAAGCACTCATTGAAGGCTACAAAGAAATCATGAGACAGCTAAACCATAACTTTAAGGTTGCAAAGACGGACGCAGAAAGCACAGCGTACTATACCGCACGTGACATTGTAGAAACAACCCTTTTAGACATTACACAAGAAAACATTTTAGATTTATAACTATGTACGAAAAAATAGAAGTGCCTTGTTACTATTGTAAAGGAACTGGTATAGGCGAATATGTAAGCGAGTACGGACCTTATGGTTTTAATGTTACTCACGAATGCCACGAGTGCGAAGGCTCAGGAAAAGAATATAAATTTATAGACCCATTTGAAAATGAAGACGAAGAAGAAGACCTTGTTTTTTGAAGAAATCTTAAGAAGACAATTAGCCATCACCCACGCAGACCGAAAGAAGTGGTGGACCAATTACAACGCAGAATTAGTAAATAGAATTAGTGAAATCAAAAAAGCAACGACATGAATAATACATTGGATATATTAATTGAAAAATTAGAAAAAAGATTAATTCATTTAAGCGACGAAAAAACACACATTAAACACTTTGTAAGAACTGCAAAATGCGCAGAAGTTAGAAAGGTTTTAGAGTGGGTTTATGAAGCCAAAAAAGCGACAAAGTAAAATACTATTGAAAAAAAGACGGTAAATTGGAAAAACTATTTAGCATGAAATGGAAAGTAACTTATAAGGGCTACGCACACAAAACTTGGATTGAATTATTTAAGATAGTCACAGCCAACAGCAAAGAAGACGCAATCAAAAAAGCCGACCTTTGGGAAGGAATAATTTTAAAAGTAGAGCAGATATGACACCAAAAGAAAAAGCAAAAGAGTTAGTAGATAAATTCATTGAACATACTAAGGAATGGTCTGAAATAGATGGATATGTAATTGATAAATATAGAGCCAAAGAATGCGCTTTAATTGCAGTTGAAGATATGTTAAAAGAAAGCGTATTGCCTATAATTTCACACCGTACAGATTGCTACAGAACGGCTGAAGATTTTAATAAAAACTTCACTCACATTAAAGACCAAATAGATAGCTTTATTATATCAAAATACTCTTATTGGCAACAAGTAAAACGAGAAATCATAAAACTATGAACCAAGAACTAAAACTCCTCGCAGCTATTGGTATAATGCCAGTGCTCGCGGACTTCCTCGAAGACCTAAACGAAGATAAAGCGTTTCGTACTGAAATGAAGATGGCAACGCAGAACCTTATCAATCAAATTCGCAAACTCGATGAACGCGTAATGAAAAACGCATCACCTGAGACCTCAGAACAACAAGTTAATATTCAAATAGCATTCAGACAATGGTTAAAGACAGCCCAACAGTAGCAATAATCAAAAAGAAATTGCCACCTCGACAATTCTACACGATGCACGAATTTTTTCTAGTGTGTCCGTATAGCCACGAGGAGTTGAAGATTGCTAACCGTTCACGCGACCGTATGCAATGGCGACAACTCGGAATGACTTGGGCGGTGCTTTCAGGAATGACACTTGTAGATGCAGGTAGCTTATTCAACAAAGACCACGCAACGGTGATTTACGCAACAAGTATGATTAAAATAGCTTTAGAAGGTTATCACCCACTACTTCGCGAAAAGCTGCAAGAGGTCATTGATTGCATCGAAATCACGAATGCTCACGCCAACGATTATAATACGGCTTTAATTATTTCAGCACGTAGGATTGAGTCATTGTTAAAAAATAAGTATTCAAGAATTAACCGAATTAAATAACAATTAAAAATCAAAAATCATGTTACAAATAAAAGAAGAGTTTAAGAATTTAATACCAGCATTAACTAAAGAAGAGTTTAAACAACTTGAATCTAATTGCTTAGAAGAAGGAATCCGTGAAAAAATTATAACTTGGAACGGGTATATTATTGACGGACACAACCGCTTTGAAATTGCTACACGTTGGAATTTAGATTACGAAACGGAAAACAAACATTTTAAAAACGAAAACGATGTTCGTGAATGGATGATTAATAACCAATTCGGAAGAAGAAATCTAAGTAATTACCAGCGTTCAGTTTTAGCCTTACAACTTGAGGAAGTGTTTAAAGAAAAAGCAAAGGAAAATCAAATTAGAAAACCTGAATCTGTTAAGCAGATATCTGCGGAACAAAAACCTATTGAAACACGAAAAGAACTTGCTAAAGTTGCTAATGTTTCTCACGATACAATAGCAAAAGTAAAAGTAATTGAAGCAAAAGCACCTGAAGAAATAAAAGCTAAACTTTCAACTGGCGAAGTAAGTATAAACCAAGTTTATCAAGACATAAAAAAAGAAGAAAAAAAAGAAGAAAGAGATAAAAAAATAGAAGAAGTAAAAGCTAAAATAGAATCTGAAAACTTAGTAACTCCAAACAAAAAATACCACGTTATAGGAATAGACCCACCTTGGGCTTATGAAGAAAAGGGAGGTTTTTCTAGTGCTGATTATGACTCAGAAAGCAATAGAGGTGCAGTTGATTACCCTACAATGACAGTTGAACAAATTAAAAAAATTGAATTACCAGCCGCAGACGATTGTGTTTTATTTTTATGGACTACGCATGCGTTTTTAAAAGACAGTTTTGATTTAGTTGACGAATGGGGTTTTAAATATAAGGCTACTTTGGTATGGGATAAAGTTAAAATGGGATTAGGAAGAACAGTTAGAATGCAGGTTGAATTTTGTTTAATTGCAGTTAAAGGAAATCCAATAATAAACGGAAGTAGTGAACGTGATATCATCACAGAACCGAGAAGAGAACACTCAAGAAAGCCTGAAGCATTTTATGAAATGGCAGAACGTATGTGTATAGGTAATAAGTTGGATTATTTTAGTAGACAAAATAGAGAAAATTGGGACCACTATGGAGCTGAACAAGGACAATTCTAAAACAACAAAAGGCGAATGGAATTTTAATAGGAAAGATTCTTATGTTGTAAATTTTAAAGGTAGAAATTTTGGAAAATGTACTCCCACCGATTTAGATTGGGTTTTAGAAATAAGCAACAAAGTTTTAATTTTTGCCGAAGTTAAACGAAGTGAAAAAATTAACGGCTTACCAAGTGGACAGAAAATACTAGCTCAAAATTTATGCAGGTATATAAGTCGAGACACAATACCAGTTTATTTTTTGTATGTTCAAGGTGTAGTTGAAAACAATCAAATTGAAATTGAAAATTCAAGGGTATTGAGTTTTTATTCAAACACAAATAATAAATGGGAAGAACGAAATATTTTGTTTAAAGATGCAGTTGATTTAATTATTAAAAAGTACTGTTGAAAACCCCGTAAAAAATAATTAACCAAATGAATTAAATAGTACTTAATATTGTAAGACGAGTTCGCTTCCACATTATAGAACTTTAAGGTGTTATTTAGCCCTATTAATGAGTAGCGAGGTGGAAGCCGCGAAAGTTGATGGGGCTTTTTTAATTTAATACATTTACAAAATGAGTAAAGAAAAGGAAAGGGAAACAATGATTGTATATCGGTCATTTTTTGAGTCACTAAAAGGGTGCGAAAAGACGGTTCAGGCTGATGTTTGGAACGCAATTTTTGAAATGGGTTTTAATCAAAAGGAGATTGAACTCGATGGGTTAAGTAAAACACTTTGGTTGCTTATTAAGCCACAAATAGAAGCGAATTTAAAGCGATTCTTAAACGGAAGTAAACCTAAACAGAAGCAAAACGTAAGCGAAAATGAAGCGAAACCGAAGCAAGAAATAAGCAAAAGTGAAGCTAATAACAATAACAATAACAATAACAATAATACTATACCAACTCTTGACGAGTTTGTGGCTTATGGGTTAGTTCAACTTCCTGACGTTTCAAAAGACGCTTTGCGCCTTAAATACCATTCTTGGGTAAGTAATGATTGGTGTGTATCTGTTGGAGGTAAAACACGAAAGATTAAAAACTGGAAGTCAAGTTTAAATAACACTTTACCATACCTGCAAAAAGAACCTCAAGTCGAATTAACTCAAGACCAAATATTCTATAATAATGTAATGCGACAAATAAATGAACGAAACACTTAAATACTTATTCGATTATAAAGACGGAAAGATTAAACAAGGTTTAGGATTGGATATTGAGTTAGACACCTACCTTCGATTTAAGCCGAAACAATTAAACATCATTCTCGGACACGACAACGTAGGGAAAACGTATTGGATTAATTGGTACTTCCTTGCGCTTACCACAAAGCACGGTTTGAAGTGGTGCATATGGTCAGGTGAGAATCAGAGCGGACAGATTATGCGTGACCTGATTCAAATGTACACGGGAATAGCTTACAAGAATCTAACGAAGTATGAAATTGAAAACACTTACCACTATCTCGAGCCGTTTTTTCAGTTCGTTCCAAACAATAGACTGTACACACCCGAAGAACTGTTGGACATTTTCGGCAAGTCGGACTGCAACGCTTGTTTAATTGACCCATTTACGGGATTGGATAGACAAATGGGTTACGAAGCAAATTATAAGTTCTTAAATATGGCGCGGCAGTTCTGCAACACCACGGGAAAGACCATCTACATCAACACGCACCCAACTTCCGAAAGTGGACGTAGTGGAATGTTATATGGTGACGACCAAAAAGAGTGGAAAGGACACCTCAAGCCACCATTAAAAGACCACGTAGAAGGTGGAAAGGCTTTTCTTAATAGATGTGACGATATGATTGTGGTTCACAGGCTTGTAAAACACGAACACATGAGATACGAAACAATGATTTCAGTTGAAAAAGTCAAAGACACGGACACTGGCGGTAAACAAACGATGCTTAATATACCAGTTTTGTTTAATTTTAACTCGGGTTTAGGATTT